CACCATCATTGTGCATGAAATTGCCTTGTCTGTGCCTTAATCTAATCATATCGTGACTTGCTTTTCTATCCTTGATAGGCTTTCTATCAACCGCGCTATGTGGATAATATCGCGCAGCAAAAGCATCTTCAAAACTAATGCCTTGCTCACTCGCCGCCTCCTTGACATTACTGATTACTTCATCGAATATTCTTCTATCTTCCGAAGTCATGTATTCATTGCTTTCTGCTAGTTTAGATAACATCGCGTGACCTTTAGGTTGCACTCCACCGAAATGACTATGTTTCATTTCTCTCGCGACACTTGTGTTTTGCTGATGTGTTTTACGCTGAGTTTTCAAATGCATCAAATCTTGCACCTGTTCATTGTCTAAGTCAAAAGACAATCTTTTACCACCGATTCTGATATTCTCTTTTCCACTAAACAATAGACCTCTTTGTCTAGGTGATAGCGCGGAGATATATTCAGCCATTCTTGCAGTATATGCGGTAGCATCCCACGCGTTATCTCCCTCAAACACACCGGGGTACACTTTTTCAATAACAGGTCGCAAAGCGTCAAACACTTTTTTCACCGCGTTGTGTGTATCAGCCATATTGTTTAGACGCTTTTCGTGATAATTGAGTGACATAGGACCGCCTTCGTGAACTTCGCGCAACCCCATCAACTTCTTCTCTAACATCTCCTGTTGTATATCATCACCGCTACCTTTAGCCATTATCACCATTCGACTCAAATGTGCTTCATCCAAAGAAGATATGTAACTAGGGCTTGGGGCTATGACTAATGGTTGAACCTGTGTAGTACCGTCTTCATCTTCGTATTTGTGATAAGCAACTACTTTGCCGTGTTCGGCTTGTTGACCTCCATCCATGCCTAACAATTTGCGTAACTCATCTTCGCGCAAACCTTTTTCTCTAGCGGTTGTCGCTTCTTGAAACGCTTGGTCTTTGTTTTTCAATTCTTGCAGCAACCTGCCTCTAGTCGCTATACCATTCTCTTGACCGACTAAAGCGACGGGTGGTGAATACGGAATATCTTTTTTCAAGAAGTCATGGAAGTTTCGTTTGTATTCTTCATAATCTTGCGCGTCATAGATAGCATACTTTGTGTCCGGTGTCTGCGTCGCGCCACTCAACACTTCTTCTCTCAAATCCCTACCACTTCTGCCACCATAACCAATCAAATCATTGTGATTATTATGCGACACAGATGATAACCTATCCTTGTTAGCGGGGTCTATTGCTTCTAAGAATCGTTTCATGGATTCAGAATCTTCGATGTGAAGCGGGTCGTGCGCGCCCATCATCAATGCATCAATCAACAGTTTATCTTGTTGTGTCAAATCATATCTATGATGCGTTAGTAATCTATCATCATTCTCGTTATCTGTCAACCATCTAGTGTGTAGCAATTGGTCTGCGCCTTTGTCAAAAGAATTGATGCGCTTCTTTCTCAAACCAAACATTGGTGTATCTAACGCGACTGAAGTAGCGTCCAACGGTATATTATCAAGACTCGTCCACCCTACTAGGTCATCCATATTCCATTGCAAATTGCTAGAGTGTGCCATATAGAATGAGTTGAGTCCTCTAGTCGCTGGTGTTCTAGGAGAAGGCATACCCTCCATGAAAGATTCAATCGCGTCAACACCCGTTTTTTGCTCTTCTTCATCATCTTGGTTGTTGGGGTCAAAGCCAAGACTTCTTTCTGCTATCTCATCCAAACTCATGTCACCGCGCGTCATCTCAAGTTTGACTTTGTTGCCAGCGTCGTAACTTGCTAACATAGCATCTTGCTCTTCGGGACTGTAATTACTTGCTTGAAGCGCGGTTGATAAGTCAACTCTGATTTGACCGTCAATGTCCTTATCGGGGTCAAACTCATTGATTCTCTCTTGTGTTACATTTGAGCCTTTACCCGTTCTCTCACTTCTGTTTGTCTGAGCGAAATTGACTGTTGACAACGGTGCGAAGTAAATGTCTTCAAACGCTTCTTCGTAAGCACGCGCGAAGTCGTTTGATTCACCATCTAAGTTACCGTGATAACCTACACCTTCCATGACTATACCTAGAGGCGATAATGACAGTTTGGGTTTTTTCTGCATATCCCAATCATCATCACAACCATGAGTGTAAATGTAACCATTTATTGATTCGCGTAAATGTTTACTGAACTCTGTGCGCGCATAGTCGTTAGCAATACCATTGATTATCTCGTCGAGTTGACCTTCATCAAAGAATCCACTTTTCGCTAATTCTTTCATGTCCGGCAAATCATTATTCATTTCTAACATAGAGCCAACTAAGTCGCTTTTGATGTGCGGGTATTTGCCACCTTCATTGATGAAAAACATATTATTCTCTTCAGCGAACTTTTCAGCAATGGATTCCAAATCATAATTATCGAGTACAGAAACAATAGAAGATTCCACCGCACGCGGGAAATTATTCTCTTTCATTTGCTCTATCTTACGCTCTTTCTCTTGCTCTATTTCAGTCATCAATCGACTCTTCTTATCTTTGAGATAACGGTTGCCAATCGTTTGACTCATACCTCTTTTATCAGCACCACCCGCGTAAATAGTGTTTAACATGTTATCCATTAGATAAGCATGATGAGCCATGTAACCTCTCGCGTTTGGGCCTAGTATTTTGTTGATGACAGAATCATTGATTGAACCATCGTCTTGAACACCAGCACCCGTCAACATCCATTTCTGTATTTGATAAATGTCATCATAAGGTAACATGGCTATACCTAAACGATACGGGTCTATACCAACGCGACCAAAGTTAAGTTGACCCTTCAAAGGTTTTTGACTTCTGCTATTGTACTTATCTGCCAACTTTCTCAGTTTGCCGACAGGCGAGTCATCTTTACTAGAACGGATAGGTTGACCGTTATCATCAAACAGATTATCCATCACCACATCGCGTGGTAACCCTTCATTCTCCCAATTCTTGACTCTCATAAAGTGTAAATCTAATTGTTGAGCGATATTGCTTGGAAGGTCATTGACATCGTATCTCTCTTTGTAATACTCTTTGAAATCATTACGGCCTCTTTCAAACAATTTCATCATGTTAACATTGTTTCCATTCCATGTACTGAATATGTGCTGCTGCTTCAATTCCGGTGACATACTCTTAGATAATTTCACCATCGCATCATTGAGTCTTTTCGCATTACTCATACCATCTTTGTATAGGTAGCGCGTCAACTTTTGGAAAACCGGTATCTCACCATATGAAACATCGCCATCGCGCGGAGGAAACATGTTTGTTGCTCTGAACTTTGAATGGTCGCCAATAATACTCAGACCCTTATCTTTCGTATTAGGCACAGAGTCATGCCTCCAACCCGCTGCGCGACGAATCATAGTGTCAAATGCATTAACATCATCTTGCTCTATCGCTCTTATCAAATCCTCATTATTGATTTGAGGCTTCATGCGATGATGGCGTGGAGGCGCAGGTTCGATGCGAGTGTCCTTAGTTGAGTATATTTTCGCCTGTTCACTAGCAGGTAGTTTGTTAAACTCTAGTGTAGGTTTCATTCTGCCTTCAATATATTCTTTCGCTTCATTCTTGAGAAATATACGCGTGTAACCTTGATTCTCTAAGTTGTTACAACTCAACAAGACATTGACGGCTTCGTCGCGTGCGTCTTGATTATCGAATACTGCTTTTACAAACTCATCACAAACTCGGTGATGATATTCAAAGGCATCTTCGCGCACACATCATCACCTCATAGGAAGTCTGTGAGATTGTATGCTGATTCCGGGTTCTTATCGGATGGGTCACCCTTCTTATTTTCACGCGCTTCTAACGGGTATGGATAACCGATAGGAGTCAACTTAACTTCTTCCTTCTTAGGTTTAGTTTTTGGAACATCCTTAACTACAATTCGTCTTTGATTGGTGTCATAATAGCCTGTGCGTACAGGCTCGCTACCTGTAACATTAGCAAACAAATCAGCGTGTTCTGAACCAAACTCCTTTGTTTCCTTGTCAACCTTTTCGATGATGTCATTTGCTTTTTCAATCATCTCATCAACATCGGGCGCGTGTTGCCCTGCTTCAACCTTCATTGGCTTCATTGGTCTATCCTCCTTCCTTCAACTTCTGCTGCGGTGTTAGCCATAGCGTGAATCTCTTCCCATGACATATCATGCCATTCTTCGTTTGACGATGGCATACTCATACCCGCGTCGTCGATAGCAGCAGCCGCTTTACTAATGACATCTTCACGGTCACCGCGAAGTGGGTCACCCCAAACATCTTCGTTAGCGGGTGTTTTTGCACGCACGAAACCTGCGCGCTTGAGTAATAACTCCGGTGCATCCATGCTCTTACGCATAGATAAAATCTCAGCATCCATTGATTCCATTTTACTAATGAGTGCTTTCATTAGAACCATAGCATCAGTTTCTTCCGGCACGCTCACACCTGTCCCTGTTTCTTGAAGTGCGCACCGATTCTGTCCGGTCCAATGTAGCCCATTGGTCTATCACCGGACTTCGCGACAACTCCTTGTGTGCTGTTGAATTGCGCAACAGGGAAGCCACCAGCGAACCTATCGTTAACACCAACAACCTTGTTTCCGCCATTTTGGGACTTGTAAATCGCGGTGACATCATCGGCGAGATAATCAGCATTACTTTGAATGCTGCGTAAGAATTGTTCTGCTGATACAAGGTCATTATTTGCAAGTGCAATCTTGAACTCAGCCATAGCAGTTTCAAGTTTGCGAACCATCGGGTCCATCTTATTGAGTAGGTCGCTCATAGGTAACCCCATTACTGCTCAACTCTTGAAGGTATCGCTATTGGAAACCACTATCTTTTTGCTTAGAAGTAGGGTCTTTCGCGGCTTGAATGCTATCAAGTGCTTCTTCTAAAGGTGATTTTTTAGCACCGCGTTGATTCTTCTTAGGTGAAGGTGCGCCGGATTGATGAGTTTCAGAACTAATAGGCGCAGGTCCATTATCGCGTTGCCCTGTTCCTTCACCCAACCCTAATGCTTTTTCCATCATCATAATCGGTGTACCACCGGGTGACGCTCCGCCACTAGGAGAAGCCCCTGCTCCCGGTGGCATCATCGCGCCCGCACCCTGTGGAGGTAAGCCGCCCCCCGGCGGCATAGGTGGAGGCATACCGCCACCGGGTGGCATACCCGGCGGCATAGGCATTCCGCCCGCCGCGCCACCTTGCTGTTGCATCATGGCTTCTTGCGGGTCGGGTTTCTTGTAAACAAAGCGTATATCGCGACCAGCATCTTCAGTCAACTCCGGTTGGAAACCAAGTTGTTGCATACGCTGTGCGATGTTAACTTCTTGCTCATCGCGTCTTAGTCGTGTGATTTCATCTTCTTCTTCATTCGGGTATAGCGTCAAAGACCAATCTTCAACGCCCATTTGGTCTAACAGACGAGGGAATAATTCGCGTGAATATAATTTCTGTCCCGACTCAACTGCTCGATTAGTAACAAGTATCTGCATACCTTCGTTATTCAGTCCACCGGATTTTCCAGCATCCATCATAAACACATTAGAAACACCATAGAAAGCCGCTATACGCATTCGTATTTCATCACGAACTTGAGCGTATTGCATTTCATCAAGACTATCCATAAAGCGTACAAACTCAACTTTACCACGACCGGACGCAGATTCAACACCAACTTTCGGTATGTAGTGTGGGTCGCGTTCCATCTTCTCTTCCGCACCCTTCCAAAATGAAGCGGTTGATTGAATATTATCAGTGGTGATAGCGAGTACACCGCGTGGGATTCTTCGCTTTTGATATGCGAGATAGATGTAATTATCCATCGCTGTAAGTGACTGTGCTTGCCTCCACATACTAGCGACAGGAGAACGCCCATACAGTTTAGACGGGTTGAACTTAGACAAGTGTAACACTTCACCATCAATATAGTATTGCGTTTTACCACTACCAGCAGTATTGATGTAATGAACATCTTGGAGAGGGAGAGAACACACTTCGCACTTCTTATGCTCGCGGTTATGAGGATAGGTTTTGTCACGATGAATAGGACACAAAAGGTATCTGCCACCACGCTTACCTGCTTTGTCAGCAACAATACGCATGAATGTTGGGTCACCACGCACTAACTCTTTGACTCGGAAGAACTCTATTTCACCACTATCGGGGTCAATGAAATATTCTTTGATTAGCAACAAGAACGCGTCATCAACAATATCTAAATCCCATTCTATCTCTTTCATTATCTCAATGAATGATTGGTCCATACTATTGCGTTGTTTCAATAACCAACGCGGATACATTATTTGGTCTGCCTCCGGGCTATCAAACTCTTCGTTACCACAAATGCGACATTCACTTACAGTATCATGTTGATATTCTTCTTCGCAGTTTGTGCATTTTTTGTGATACTTCTTCTCCCAATAGTAACCGCGTCTGAAGATTTCTTGACATAGTGTGTTGATTGTAGTTCGCAAAATAATCGACTCTTGAACAGTCGCGTAAAGTGCAGGTATTGAAACACCTTGTACGAGAACAGGTTCTTGTATGCCCGTTTTCCATAACGGCATCATAGGTTCGGGTGTCGAACGCCTTCTGAACGGTTTACTCAGCGAACTTAAAAAACGACCTACTAATCCTTTTTCTTCTGCCATTATATCATCTCCACAAGTCGGTTAGCGTCGTCAACAAGACGAAGGGTTTCGCCGTCCCGATTAAACATCGCAAGCACTCCCGCTTCATCAATGTTCCACTCCTTTAGCAATTCTTCGCGCTTATCCGGTACATCTTTCCAATTCAACCACTTGACGATGCGAAACAATTCATCACGGCGTGATTTGATAATATCAGTTTTACGACCACGCAAATCAAGAAGTTCTAAGATTGCATCGGCCTGTCCCTTTTTCATCCGCAAATGTGGTTTGATACCTTTCATCAGTTTGCGTAAATCATCTCGACTGTAAAATTGTAACCTGTGTTGAGTTCTTCTGCTATTCTTATGAATCTTCAAATCAGTCTGTAACACACCACATCCAAGAGCCTTGTGTAAATGTTCACAATGCATCTTGCCTCTTTCACCTGTGGCAATAAAACCTGCTCGCGGCTCAAGACGCTTTGTGATAGTAATATAACCGTCAGCATCTAGGAAACCAGCAGCATAAGCCCATACATCTTTGAAAATAACCGTATCATCTCTGATGATACCCCACGATTTACCAATGCGCTCAATGTTATATTCAACACCATGCGTCTTGAGAAGCGCGCTCAACTTTGAACTTGAAAGATTTCTAGCACCTATCATGTTGGCAAAAATCTCAGATGATGGTAGCGGTCCACGCTTTTCAAGTATTTCAACGGATTTCGTTAAATGAATGGCCTCGGTTTTTTTGATATTATCAATTGAATGCAAAGCGTTCTTCCATTCTTTTTTTGCATTCTTTTTGATTTGTTGTGCGTCAACCCACATCTGTCTTTGCTCGTCATTGAAATCTCCTTCAAGTAGCAACAATTTACTGATGGTATCATTAGCGTTTTCCCATTGAACACACGCTCTTCTTAGCGCGTATTGACGATTGTTACCATGTTTTCTCAACGCTTGTAGGTCGCGCTCGCTAATGCCGAGATTGCGGACAGTACCTTCATGCTTACCAATCCATTCAATTGATTGAAGGGTTGCTTCGACTTCTTGCTTCTTCGCGATACGAATAGCATCAATGGCATAATCAATAGCATCGCGCATATCTTTATGTTCACGACGAGCCATTCTCAAATCCTTAACTAAGTCACCAGCACCGCGACCAAACATTGACTGAAACCATCCACCATCGGGGAGAGAACGATTGAGTTGTTGTTGAACTACTTGCTTTATCTTCTCTTCTTCTTCTTTCTCACCGTCTTGATTATTTTCGGGTGGTGTAGGATTGGCGTTTGCCTCTCCTTGACCTCGATTCGCAGGTCTAGGTGCATCACCAAACGAAGGTCCTTGTATAGTGTTTTTCAATACACTGTTCGACAGTATTTCGGAAAAAGAGAATATTTCAACCATCTGATTTCATAGCCTCCGGTCGGCCATTTTCAACCCAACACTTCTTACAAAATCCAAAAGGGTACAATTCGGGTGTTGTGTAACAACACCCTTTGTAAACCCCTTCGACTTCACTCAACAATTCCACCTCTTCAGTGATGCACCCTTTGGTGTTAGTTTACCTTTTTTAGAAGTCGGTCCTTTAACACCACTCATCCGCGCACAAAATGACTTGCGTCTTTTGGCTTTTTTACCACCGGGTTTGAGTTTGCTAGGTTTAGTTGTAACAGGTGGTTTTAGATTCGCTCCTGTCTTGCGCTTTGCAGCAGCACGACCTTTAGCATTCAAACCACCCTTTTTACTGTGCTTGTTAGGGTTGTAACCATGAAACGGTTTGCTCTTTTTCTTTGCTTTTAGCACAGAACTTGCTATGTCAAAAGGAGAGCAGCACGAACAAAATGTTACTTGTTTCGCGATGTCATCATCTGTCATCATTGCTAATTCTTCTGCCGTTATCGGCTCATGTTCTATGTATTCGTATTGCATCTTCACCACCGTCGGCTTACCGCCCACTCCTTGTTTTTTACTGCGTTTTCGTTTTGTAGCCGCGCGCTTTTGACCTTCCGACATAGAGCCGGATGTTTTTGGAGTTTTATTTGACACTTTAACAGATGGGCGACATTTTGGATAACCCTTTGAAGAAGTCTTGGCTTTGCTTCGCCCACATGGAGGATGTGACCCATCCTTCTTTTTACGGGAAACATCCACCCACTTCTCTTTGAACCAACGGTTCAAGTTCTTCTCAACTGTCATACCACTCGCACCATTTTTTTCAAAGCAGTTTTTTGTTTATCCATCAAAGCATAGCATGGGCATTTGGGAGATTTAGCAGAACATTGGTTCCCTTCAATCATGCAAACACATGGTGTCTTTTTTGTACCACCGCAACAACATTTGTCTTTTTTGAGTTTCATTTCTTTTTGCCTCCTTTCTTCTTTCCTTTGAACTTACCGCGACAGTATTGAACAGCCCAACCGTTAGCATACGCGCTTGGATAAACCTTGAACTTTCGCTTTGCTGCTGCTTTACCAGCCGGACATAACTTCTTCTCAAGATAACCAAAAGCCGCTTCAGTACCTACACAAAACTCACAATTACAGTCTGATGATTTAATCGTCATTTGAGAATTGTTTGCGGGTTGCCTATTCCTATTCACAAGTTCTCTGAATTGTTCCTCTTGTAAACGATTCTGTTCTGCTTTCTGTTTTTGTTGATTCGCTAAAAACTGCTTTGCTTCATCCGCTTTTTCTCTAAACTTTTGCTCTTGTAAAAGATTCTGCTGCGCTTTCTGTTTTTGTTGATTCGCTATAAACTGCTTTGCTTCATCCGCTATTTGTCTAAATCGCCTCTCTTGTTCTTCATCGTTCAATCTAACAACCCCGCCATAACTTCGTCTAAGTCCACAATACGCTCGCGGAACTCGGTAGTAGCCCAATGTGCTAACGCCAATGCGATAGCAAAGTCATCGTGTCGCCCAATGCTATCAAGGCGACCCTTCTTACTCATACCGAACATAAGCAACTCTCGCTCAAGTTCAGACATGAGCGTGCGTGAACGGTCATCTCCCCACGGTAAACGAATCTGCTCTTTCTCAAAGCGCAACACCAAACCCATGAGAAGTGACTCACGGCGTTGGCGTGTGGAAATGAATGTCTTGATAGGAAGGTCAGTATCAGCGCGTAATTCAGTCGCGAAGACACGCTGGAAGTTGTTAGCCTCAAGTTCAATTACATCGGGATTGAACTTCGCATTCAAGCGTTGTATTTCCATAATCTGTGTTCTAAAGTCCATATTCTTACGGCGAATAGCGTGAACTAATTCAAGCAATTCGGGATTAGTGGATGGACGACGAAGCACTACCATCACTGTATAGTCTGCTGAACGGTCGCTTGAAATAGCCGGGTCCCAACCGACGAAGTATTGGTCGTCCGGGTCGCCAACTTCGCGTTCAATCAATTTGAGTGTGCTATCTTTTGAGGCTTGCAAGATAGTGGAAGGGAATAGACTTGATACATCGTCCATTGGTTCACATAAATATTCGCGAGCAAACGCAATCGCTGGCATATCTGCCCTGCGCGCATCCAATGATTCTAAGTCCCATCGTTCCGGCCATAATGCTACACCTTGAGTATTTATCGCGGGGTATGTTTCAACAAGATAACCTTCACGGCTTTCAAGTTCAGTGTATAAATCGGTTGGAGTAAAGGGTGTCCCGACTATCATTAGTTTAGATGTGTGGTGAAGTGTCGGTACAAGAACTTCGTAAAACCACGATGCAACGCGAGCAAGTTCTGTATCGGTAGTACCCCACAGAATGTCGTCACAAAGAATCAAATCGGGGTGAATACCACGAATAGCACCACCCACTGATTTCGCGCTAATGTTAGAACCATTGGCAAAACCGAAGAATGTTTTAGACCAACTATCCGCCTTCTTCATTTTAGCAAGGAATGGCACACCATCAATTAAATCATTCAGTGTTCGCATGTGGTGTATAGACTGATGCAGACTGTGTGAAATTAATACTGCTTTGGTCTTTGGATTGAATGCGGTTTTCCATAACATGTAGCCGAGAAACAGTGTTGACTTACCGTGGTCACGCGCTGCTTTTACACAGTATCGCTTGCGCTTCTCAAGATTGTTATACCATCTTTCATGGTGGTGTGATAATTGAAACCCAAGAATCTCTTCAAAGAAGAACTTGAAGTCGCGCTTCGCTACTTCAAAGTCAATTTCTTCGATTGCTTCAAGGGATAATTGCTGCACACAATCACCTTATGTTCAACCCTTTCAATAGCGAATCCCAACTCGCATGGTGCTTATCTTCGGACAAATCCATCAGTTCGCCACCAGCAGGGTCGTCATCATCTTCTTCGGGCGCGAAGGTGAATTGCGGATTGTTACTCCCCACTTCTTCGACAACATTTTGCGCTTCTGAGTTACCTGCTTGTGCTGCTTGCACTACCTGTTCGGCTTGCGGTCGCGATATACCCATCTCGTTTGCAATCGCGTTTGCTAAGTCTGTTCTAAGACCCTTTTTACCCGTTGCTTCTATGATGTCGTCATAAGTCAAACCCTTTCTGCCATACAAACCTTGTGCTATTTCTGCGGCTTTCCTACGCGAACCACCGGGTTTGTAAACACCTTCTGCCATATTTTGACCAAAAGCGGTAGCAGGGTCCAACTCGGTAACTTCGGCTACATCCGGTTCAACACGCGTAGGTGGCCCTGCTTGAGTTTCCGGTGGTGTTTCTTTTTCGGGCGCGAATGTGAATTGCGGGTTGGTTTCCGTTGCTGGTGCATCAGCGTCAAGCACAGGGTCAGAAACACCCGCTAGTGGTTCTTCGACTGCTTCTTCTTCAACCGGCGCAGCCGGTGGTTGCATCCTATCCCTAAACGCACCGCGTAATCCTCTTCGACCGGCTTGTTCTGTGCCGATATTAGAAATCTCGCTTCGCATAGCGTCATCAACAGTCATCGGTTGACCTGCTCTCTCATGGCCTTCGGGATAATTAGGTAAACCATCGGGGAAATATCTCTGCATGAAACCTTTATCGTAATTTTTCATTTGTTGGTCGTAACCTTCAGAACCGGGAACCATCCTATTACTGTAATCTTGTCGTCTGCTAGCACCGCTTTCTAATAACTCTCTTCTAGCGCGTCCCTCTCTCAAATCTCTCCTTTCACCCATGTAATCTTTTATCGCACCCGGTGCTGCCTTGATACCTTGCATGAAGCGACCCAATCTATTTTTGACACCGGGGAACTTCCGCGCTAGATAACCACCAGCAGCCGCACCAGCATCAGCAATGCCCTTACCAGCAGAAGCGATACCTTGACCAAGTTTTCTATATGCGTCACGGCCCCCTTGAGTCATACCCAAAG